GAGAAGCGATTGATGATTTTATGAAACGTAATCCAATGGCCGGGGGTGGTATGTTAGTGCAACCAAGTGCTGATGGATCTAGACCTGGGTATAATGGTAAAAAAGGACCAAAGAAAAAACTTTTAAAAGATTGGCCTAAAGATGTTCAAAAATTAATTAAAGATTTTGGTGTTGAAAAATACAATAAATTATCTAACAATCAACAATATGCGGTTAGAGAGGGACTGTATAAAGTTGGAACGGCTAGTGGAAGAGTTTTAGGCGATCCAATAACTATTGATGGAAAACAGTATAAAAAAGTTATCGAGGGACCAGACAAAGGAAAGTATGTAATAAAAGAAGGAACTAACAATCCAAGACAGTTTGTAAACAAATCAGAAATAAAAAAAACAGTTAAAGCAAACATTGAAAAAGGAAAACAAAATTTAAAAGAAATGTATGCACAAAGAAATGTGCTTAATCAACGTACAACAGCTAATAGATCTAAATGGATTAAAAATTGGTTAAATAAAAATTTAAATAAATACAATGTTAGAGAATTTAATAATTTTCAAAATGATTTATTAAATAATTTTAATGCAGAGGTAGAAAAAAATCCAAACAAATATGGAACTTCTAGAAAAGATTTTTTATTAACTAAAGATGGTTTTCCAGTTTATGGAGATCAAAAAATTGGAGGTGAAATTTATGATGGCATATCTTTTACCAGAGCAGGAGCAGATAGAAATCAATTACTATCTTATCAAAAAATTTTTTTTAAAAATAAATTAAAAGACAAAGATTTTAAGGCAAAAGTAAATTCTTATTTAGATTGGAACTTAACAAAAAAAATTGAAGGTGGTGCAGGGTCTATGACTAAAACAGCAGCTTTAGATTATGGAAAATTTAAAAAAGGTTTTGATGATGATGTTATTTATCTTATGGGAGAAGTTTTAAACAATAAAGCATTAAATCCAGGTGGGGGACAAATAGGTATTAATGATATTTTTAAAAATTCTTTTGGTAAAAAAGCAGAAAACTATTTTACAAAATATCAAGGTAGTTGGACAAGGTGGCTTAATAACTTTTACGATGTTTCTAGTTTAGCTGGTTTAGATAAAAGTCAAGCAGATGCTCTTTTACAAAAACAAATTAATGACTCTAAAAAAATTATGAGTTTGTTTAATGTTAAAAAATTACCACCAGAATTTGTGGTAGCACAAGATCATTTGTTTGGTTTATCTGAGGCTAAAGCTTTAGGAGATCCTAAAATTGCAAGACAAACTTTACAAGCTTTGGTAGCTACAACAAAAGAACAGAATAGAATATTAGGTCAAGAAGGTTTCTCTGGAAAAAGAACAGCTTTAATAAAAAGATTTAAAAATGCATCATTAGAAAATAAAGCAAACATTGTAAATGAATTAAATACTTTGGCAGAGGAATATGTTCCAGGAAGATTGCAATATAATGTTAAGAAAGATGGTTCACTTAAAATAACAAACTTACAACCAGAAAAAACTCTTAAAGCAAGAACAGAAGCTTATAAAAAAATAACAGAAACTTTTCCTAAAAAAATACAAAATTTATCTGATGGACCAAGTTTTGGTTCTTTGGATATTCCTTCCATGTTTAAAAAACTATCACCTGCAACTAGAAAGTTAGTTGGTTTTGGAGGTGGAACAGTTTTACCTGAAGTTTTATTTTATCAAATAGATAAAGCCAATAGAATGTCGAAAGGTGTATCGGAAAAAGAAGCAGCAGCTGGTGCATTAGAAAGCGGAACATTAGGAGCTTACACTGATAAAGCTTACATGGAAGAATTAAAAAAAGTAGCAGAGTCTATGAACATTGATTCAAGTGCTTTTGATTCAGCATATCAATTAAATGTACTATCTAAAAGTTTTGAACAAAACTCTAAAAATGTAGATGCTCAAATCGCTACCGCTCTTGAAAATCAAGATTTAAAAACAGCTGAAGAGCTTAGATTAAATTTTAATAAATATCTTGCAAGAATTAAACCAGAAGCAGAGAGATTAAGAAATGATATAGAAGAAAGAGTTACAGGGGGATCTCCTCTTACAATGGCAATGGGAAGAGGTAATGTGACAGAAGAACAATACTCCAAACCTTTTTATGACATGCAAGATGTTGCTTTAGAAAAATTAAAAAAAGAAAAACAAAAAGTTTTTGATACACAAAAAAAACAGGTAGATACTGCAGCTGGAAATATAGGAGAGGGTTTTTATCAAGCCTTTGATTCTTTAACACAAGGAGCAAAAAATTTATTAAAAGGTAGAATAATACCATTTGGTCCAGATAGACTTAGGCCTTTAGAATCAGATCGTGAAAGAGAAGCTAGATATTTAAAAGAAATGGATCCAAGAGAATTATTTTTATATAACAAAGCAAGAGGCTATACATATGATGACCCAATAACAGAAGGGGATTTAATGAATTTACAAATGGAACAACCAGGTTTATTTGCAGGCGGTGGTATCGCTAAATTAGCTGGTGTGGATCAAGGCCCACCACCAGAATCAGGACCAAACCCACAAGGGTTGCAAGGTCTAATGAAACGTGTTAAGAACATACAGGAGTAATAAATGGCAGATATAGATAAAGGACTCCCTAACACTCGTACGAAAATTGACATCCCTTCAGAAGAGGAGATGGCAGAAGAAGTTAGTGTTCAGGAAGAAGAAGCAGAACAAAAAGGACCAGTAGAAGTAGTACCAGAAGAAGATGGTGGTGCAACGATCGATTTTGAACCGGGAGCTATAAATATACCGGGCACAGAAAATCATTTCGATAACTTAGCAGATATTTTACCAGAAGAAAATTTAGAACCAATTGGAAACGAGATGGTCCAAAATTATATGGACTACAAATCGTCTAGAAAAGATTGGGAGAACGCATACACAACTGGTTTAGATTTATTAGGATTCAAATACGAAAACAGAACTGAACCGTTTCAAGGAGCTTCAGGTGCAACACACCCAGTGTTAGCTGAAGCAGTAACACAATTTCAAGCACAAGCTTACAAAGAATTATTGCCTGCAGATGGACCTGTTAGAACACAAATCATAGGTGTTAAAAATCCTGGAACAGAGCAACAGTCTGAACGTGTTAAAGATTACATGAATTATTTAATTATGGATCAGATGAAAGAATACGAATCAGAATTTGATTCAATGTTATTTCATTTACCATTAGCTGGATCAACATTTAAAAAAGTATATTACGATGTACCAATGGGTAGAGTAGTATCTAAGTTTGTACCAGCAGATGAATTAATCGTTCCGTATACTGCTACCTCATTAGAAGATGCGGAAGCGATTATTCATAGAGTAAAAATTTCAGAAAACGAATTAAGGAAACAACAAGTCAATGGTTTCTATTCTGACGTTGAGTTAGGTCCTCCAGGCACAGATGTTACAAATGGAGAGATCGAGAAAAAAGAACGTGAGTTAGAAGGCTCGAAGAAGACTGGTAAGAACGAGCCAATGTATACTTTGTTAGAGTGTCATGTAAACTTAGACTTAGAAGGTTTCGAAGATGTTGGACAAGATGGACCAACAGGAATAAAATTACCTTACATCGTAACAGTCGAAGAAGGTAGTAGGAAAGTTCTTTCTATTAGAAGGAACTATGCGC